TTTGAAGATATAATCCCATTTTATCCTGAAATTACTTCTGATCCAACTGTTTTAGGCATAAAACCAATGAAAAACTTGCAGGAATTGAAAGATAAATTGCGTAAAAAATACGGAATCGATAATAAAATTTTGGACGTTGAAATAATAAAAGAAGATGAGCAAGACTAAGAAATTTTACATGAATGCTGCACAGCAATATGTTTGGCAAATTGCACCACGCAACTTGACAGTTATTGCATCTCGAAGATTTGGTAAGTCTGAAGGAATTATAATGCCAACTTTATTACGCAATATTCAAGCAATGCCGAGGTCATCGGGTGCAATTGTTGGGCAAACTTATAAACAAGTTCTTACAAGAACTTTGCCCGCAACTTTACATGCATTAGATAGACTAGGCTATCATGAACGTGAGCATTATTATGTTGGACGGCAAGCACCAAAAGGTTCAGGATTTAAAGACCCATATATAAAACCACGTTCAGCGTCTGCTTGGGATTATTATATTCATTGGTATAACGGGTCAGTAAATCCTATTATATCTCAAGATATTCCTTTTTCTTCAAATTCTTTAACATTAGATTATTGGATTGCAGATGAGGTAAAAACATTGAATCGTGAAAAATTATTAAATGAAACTATTCCTGCAAATTCGGGATTAGTATATTTTAAAGATTGCCCTTGGCATACAGGATATACGATGGTTTCGGATATGCCTACAAATAAGCGTGGCTTATGGATGCTTGAGGAAGAATCTAAGATGGATAAAGAATTGCTTTGTTTAATTGAAGCTATTATTTATTCTATTTATGAAGCCAAATCGTTAGGGAGTGAAAGTGTTTGGTATCAAAATAAAATAAAAGCACTAACAAATGAATTGAATTTATATCGAAAAGAATTATCATTATTTGTTGTTTTTGACATTCTTGATAATCTTGAAATAGTAGGAGAAAGGTACATTGAAGATATGTATAGAAATTTGCCTAAATTTATATTTATGACTGCTCTTTTATCGCAGCGTATGAAGAACACAGAAGGCGGATTTTATGCTGCATTAAATGATAAAATTCATTATTATCAATCTTATGATAATAGTTATTTGAATTCTTTCAGAACAGGTTACGGCGATATAGATTGGAAATCAGCAACGGAACATGTTTATGATTGTTCGCAAGATACAGATATTAATGTTGATAGACCTTTATGTATCGCATTTGACACCAATATTAATATCAATTGGTGCATTGTTGGGCAGCCTGACTACGAAAAGAATAAGTTACGAACATTGAAATCTTTCTTTGTTAAACACCCACGAATGCTCACAGAGCTATGCAATGAATTTGCTGACTATTACGAGCCATTGCCCAACAAAGAAGTTATCTTTTATTATGATTCTACATTTACTCAAGGAAAGAGTGGGAACTCAACTGAAGCATTTTTTGAAACAATAATAAGAGTATTGACTAATAGAGGTTGGTACGTTACTGATACATATATCGGACAACCAATGAAACATAATGAAAAGCACAAAGAGATTGATGACGCATTGAAGGGCAGTCGTAACCTATTCCCATTATTCAACCAGCCAAACAATGAGATACTATTGCAGGGCATGGAGCAAACAGGTACAAGCGTTGGGCTTAATGGTTGGGGGAAAGATAAGTCAGGCGAAAAGAAACCTGACACGCCTGAAGATCCTGCCGAATTTCGTACAGATGGTGGCGATGCTTGGGATACTCTTTTCATTGGTTGCAATAATTATAGAGTTGATGAGATATACTCTCGAATATCTTTGCCCAATGTTTATAAATAGTTTGGCAATTGCCAGGCTTTACGCTTATATCCTTTTACTGTTTGCATAAGGTATGCTAATAGTAAATGGATTTTCCTTTGTCAAATCTTTTCCAATAAGCATATCTAATGCTAACAATAAAACGATAACGTTTCAATCCCTATTGCAATAAAGGTTTAATACTATTCGTGCCTCATACGCATTAGGGATTTTAGGTGTTGATTTTTGGAGTAAAGTATATATTACTCAATAATATAACGCTAAAAAAGTAAAGTAAACCACCCACGTAAGACAGGGCGGGGCGCGCCCTTCCGAGGGAATAGGGGACATTCCCCTATACCCCTTGATAAACAACTATTTAATTTTTAATATTTTATCTTTTTTTTTAGTTTATTTTGTATAATTATTTAGAATTAATATAAATTATTTATTTTGCGATATTTTTGTATTATTTAGATTTATTTTAAATTATATTTTTATAGTACAATATTTAATATTTATTTCTTAATATTAAATATATTTTGTATCTTTATGTAGTGATAATTAGTTTATTACCGCATATAAAGAGAGAAGATACTCTATAAAACTAACAATTATTATATTATTAAAATGCTTAAAAAATTTACAAAATGGCAAAGACAAAAAAAAAATTAGAAGAAGTTGATTTCGTTTTAGAAAAAATTAATCATGTTTCTAAATTCCCTGATATTATTTGTAATAATGATTTTGAGGATTTACAGGATATTCCTGAAGAAGTTATAAATAATAAACAGTCTGAAATGCAATTACAGATTAATCAGATGAAAGAACAAATAAAAGAGTTTTTAAGATTATCTCAAGAATCAAATAAAATAAATGAAGAATTAATAACCGAAAATAAAAAACTGAAAAACCGGAAGATTGATTTTACAGAAGCTCAAAGAATTATAAAAAGAAAATCTTTATTATTAGATAATTTGGGGAAATTTGAAAACATATTAATTAATATTGAAAATCTTGGGAATGTAAACAATGATATGGATATTGTGGACAATGATAAATTATCAATTGCCTTTTTTACTAAATCATCTTATAGAGATGAATCAATTTTAAAAACAAGTAACGTATTAATTATTAGTGAGTTTATTGAATTTATAACTAAAAAAATTCAAATTAAAATTGAATTTCTAAAAGAAGAGATTGAAAATATGTTATTATAAACAAAAAGCGGGGAGATGTGCAACCATCCGCCCCGCTTACTTAAAAAATTTACTCTGCAAAGTTAATTAAAAAATTTCAATATGAATCCCGAAACATTAGAAAAAAGAAAATTATTACAATCGATAAGCATTAAAGTTATAAAAAAGGCTCAAGTTACTGAAATATAATAAGTTTAATAGTTTAGTTTAGTGGTTTAATTCGTTAAACCACTTTTTTTTATACAAATATTAACAATAGAGTGTTTGCTGGTACTTATAAGGTTTTTAATTTATTCATTCTCAAAGCATAGCTTAATAAATTAGTTTTTTCGTTTGAATAAATTTAAGATTTTTCTAACCGTTTTTTCCTATCGTCAAAATACGTGCGTTGCATTCTATTTATGTCCTTTCGATTTTTTAATTTATACTATTAATTTGTATAATGTTACATATCAGCAAGGCAATAGCATACGCTCAAAATAATAAACCTCACGATTTTAAATTTGTATCGAAAGGTACAAACGGGAAAAATCGAAAAGGCGGTTACATTGTTAGCATGACTAATGCAGTTGTAACTTCATCTTTCCATGAAAAAAGAAAGATGAATATAAAATCTCTTGATAGTAATCAAGTTCGTTGGTGCTATTATGTTTTACTTATAGAAATTGACGGACACGAAGTTTTTTTATAACATTTATATGAAAAAAGAAATTAATAATAATGAAATTATAATTTGCGGCTCTGCTGCATATCTTTCAGGAGTGCAGGCTGCTGTTACTTTTTCTGAAAAAAATATTTTCGAAGAGCCATTAACTGTTACAAAAGTCCCTGCAAAAGGTACAAAAGAAAATCGTGGTGCTGTTCCGTGGGGAGAGGATAATGTTTTACCTAAAAATATTATTGAAGTTGTTGGAAAAAATCCAATAGCATCGCGTTGCATTGAATTTAAAATCGAAGTATCTTATGGCAGTGGGGTGAAAGCCGGAATTATAGAAAATGAAACTTTCAGAGAATTTACAGCCGAAGAAAAAGCAGGAAAGTATAGTGAAATTGCAACTTTCTTTGAAGATAACGACCTTGACGGAATGTTTTCCGAACTTTGCACAGATATGCACTGGTTTAATAATGGTTTTGTTGAATTTATTTTAAATCAAGACACGCCCGAATCTCGTAAAATTGTTGAAATGTCAGCTAAAGAAGCGGCTTTTAGCCGTTGGGAAACTTCAAATCCCGAAACCGGAAATGTAGAAAATCATTTCTATTCTTCTTTTTGGCCAACTCCAAAAGCTGAGCAATATGAAATGACTCCTGTAATTTGGCAAAAGAATTTAGGATTGGAAATTGAAAGAAGAATTGGACGTTCGCCTTTAATTGATGGCACTTCTAAAAAAGATGAAAATATTTTTCGTTATATTGTGCCTGTTCGCTTGCCTTCTCCATCAAGAAAATATTATCCTGAGCCTTATTACTATTCTATAATTCAATCGGGTTGGTTAGAATTTGCAAATGCAATTCCAACTTTCAAAAAAGCATTAATGACCAATAGCATAACAATTGCATATCATATTGAAATTTCTCAATCTTATTTTCCCCGCATTTTTCGTGAAGAAGGAATAAAAACCGCAGCTGCCATGAAAGCAAGGCAAATAAAAGAATTTCAAGATATTGAAAATTTTTTGAAGGGTGCCGAAAAAGCAGGTAAAACTTTTATTTCATACACAAAATCTGTTCACGGTGTAAGTGGCAAAATGGAAGAAGTCCCTGAAATTACTATAAAGGTAATCGACAAAAAGCTTGGCGGTGAATTTATTGAAGATTCCCACGAGGCTTCTGCAATGACTTTCATTGCGTTTGGCGTTCACCCTTCAATGATTGGAATTATTCCAGGAAAAACTTCTTCAAATCTTTCCGGAACTGACAAACGTGAATTATTACGTATATCTCAATCTCTACAGGCGAGAGTTCGCAGCAGAATGTTAAAACCACTTTACGCAGTTAAACGGATTAACAAATGGCCTGCTGAAGTAGAATTTTCAATAAGTGATATTATATTAACAACTCTCGACCAAGGTAGAGAAGTTCAAAAAGTAAATTCATTATGACAAAAACTCTTTTCACTTCAATAGCAGAAATAAAAGATTATATTTCTGCTGATATAAGTTCTGATATCAGGACTATTTTACCTTATGTTAAACAAGCAGAAAAATATGTTGTAGATATTATTGGTTCTGCATTATACGATGATTTAATTTCTGTCGTACATCACAATAACGATCAGGAAAAACTGAAAGATTTATTAGTAAAAGTTCGTTTACCTTTAGCAAACTTCGCTTACTTTTTGGCTATTGCCAAACTTAATGTAAATGTTGGCGATACAGGCTTTACCGTAACAGTTTCAAGCTCGTTAGAACCTGCAAGTGAATGGCGTGTAAAAGATTTCCGAAATTCTGTTGAAAACTCGGGCAACGATGCTCTTGAAGAATTGATTGAATTTTTGGAAACTAACAAAAAGCATTATCCAAAATGGACTCAATCAAAGGCTTATTCTTTTCAAAAGAAATTTTTCATTAATAATGCAAAAGAAATGAATGATTCCGTTTATCTTGAAATTAAACGGATTGATTTTTTAAAACTCAAACAATACATTTTCCAAACCGAACAATCCGACATATTACCGTATTTAGGAATGCGGTTTTTTGGTAAATTGAAAGCAGAAATATTTTCGGACAAACTTATTGATGATAATTTATTCATTGTTAATAACTTTATTCGCCCTGCTTTATGTTATTTAACATTTCATAAACAGCAGCCAAATGAAAATTATAGACTAGAAGGTGCAAGATATTTGGCTCAATTGCAAGAATATTTGGACTCAAACGCTTCAAAATTTCCTGATTACATAATTTCAGATAATTATACCGACCCGACTATTGCAAAAGTTTCAATAAATTCTGCAACTTCGGGTTTGTATGTTATGTAAATTTTATTATCTTTGTAATTAAAGTTACATAAAATGAATGATCAAGAGAAAGCAATTAGAAATTTTGAATTAGCAGTTTTAGAATTTAAACTAAAATCTTTAGACTTTTTTAATAAAATTTTCAAACTTGATAAATTTTGTGATTTTTTGCAAAAATTCTTAAAATAAAATTTTCCATATTTAAATTGATATTTGATTATATTATAAAGGTTGAATTTGCGGTTCAACCTTTATTTTTTTTGTCCTTTCACTCACAAATTCATTTATGTTATTTTGATTAAATTAAAAATAACATAATCATGTCTAAAATTCTTGATCTTATAACATTAATCGGAGCATTGACAGTGCCGAATTATGCTCAGCAAAATTATGATAAAAGTGCAGCAGAAGCCGAAGCTTCTTTTGATGCAAACTTGAAATCAGAAGTTATTGCAAAACTCAAAATGAACAATATAGTTTTTGGTTCCGATGCCGAATTTGATGCCTTTGCTGCACTTCGTTTAACATTGGTGCAAATAACAGGCACAAATACAAAAATGATATGCTTAGATGTTGTTTTAGACATTAATGATGAAATTACATCTTACGGCACTGCATTAGTTCAGTGGCAAGGGGCAGGATACGAGGTTATAATGCAAAATCCATTAATAACAGTTAAAACTTTTGCATAATGCACAAATTTAACTGGGGACCAATCGAAAAAGAATATCCTGAAAATTGGAACGAACTTAATAAAGAACAATTATTATTCGTTGCAACTCTCATGCGTTCAGGTGTTGAACGCAAGGCGTTTGATACTCTTTTACTTCAAAAACTTTTGAACATTCCATGGTTTACATTTAACAATATCCCAATACATGCAATGGAAGATATGGCAAAGTCTATATCTTTCATTCATGAAAAATTTGAACTTACAAAAAATTTACTTCCCGAAATTTCGGTTAAAAAAGGCAAAGAAAAAGTAATTCTTTACGGTCCTACTGATGGAATGACCGATTGCACTTTGGAGCAATTTTTTGCTTATGCCGAAACATATTTCACTCTTTTCGCTCAAACAAATGAAGAAGAAAATCTTAACCTATTGTGTGCTTGCCTTTATCGTATTGAAAATAATTCAATTTTCAATCCTGAAAAAGTCGATGAAATTAGTTTGATAATAAAAGAAATGAAAGCCGAATTTAAACAGGCTATTCTCTTATATTATCTTGGCTGCCGTGATTTCTTTGCTTACAAATTTCCCGAATTATTTTCAGGCGAACAAACTTATGCCGAAAAATCAGACCTTCATTTTTTCACACTTATTGATAATCTCAATAATGAAGATATAACAAAAAACAACCAAATAAAACAATCTAATTTATATGAGGCTTTTGTTAGATTAGTTCAAATGATTAAAAAGTCCGATAATTCAAGAACTTAACAAAATGGAAATAGAATTAATTTTTAAAGTAACAATAGGAATCATAGGTTTACTAACAGCAGTAATTGTACTCAAAAATCAAATTGCAAAGAATCAGGAAGCCGCCAAACAAAGCAGTTTAAAGATTCTTGAAAAAATGGAAATGGTAGATAAAAACCAAACATTGAAAATTGATAAACTTATTGCTGCATATACAGACTTAGAGCTTAAATTTTCTATTCTTCAAACTAATTATGAAGAAATTAAAAAAGAAAATGCCAAACTTTCAGAACAATTCTTTGAAATGCAAAAACATATTTCTGTTTTGTTAGATATTCATAAAAACCCAAATGTAATTGAACGTTTATCGGTTAAATTACGAAAAAACATTGACTATTTGGCGAAAGAAACCAATAGGGAAGTTCGCCGAACTTTGGTAAATGCACTTGGTGCCGTTTTACCTTTATTCTCAAAAATGTTGGCTGATGACTTCAAAGGTTTAGATGCCGATATTTTATATGAAGATATTAAAAGAGAAGCGGTTGCAGTTCAACCAAAAATTAATATCAAAGCATTGGATTTGAAAATTAATAAAGATATTTTCATTCATAAACTTTCAAATCTCATAAAATCAGATATTCGTAATTTCTGCAATAATGTTGTAAATAATTCTAATGAATTGCAAAATGGCGAACGTATTTCTTCTTTTTTTGAAGAATGTATAACATTAATTTCAACTGTATCAACAAAAACTGTTGAATATTATGAAAATATAAACATTAAAAGCGTTTAATATGTTCGATCCAAACCAATATTTTAAGCAAATTGCTGAATCTCACAAAGAAATTCAGCATACTGAACTTGCACCTGCTTTTTTTCGTGAATATTCGAGTAGTAAAGTTTTATTTGACAACTCAGAGTTTTTGAGCAAAATGCGTTATGTTAAACGTATTGGAATAGTTTCACAGTTCAATAACGATAGTAATTTCTTTGGTCCTCACGCTGATGCTCATTTCAAAAGTATTTCAGGTGCTGTTTATGTTATAATGAAAGTTATTGATAAAGATTTTCAAGAAGTTCAAAACAAAACCAACGAAATTATAAATGATATTTTTTGCAAGCTCGAAAATGATTCTGAGCAAGGATTAATTTCACAAGAGATTAACATTAAACTTAATGATATTTCTGTGCATACTCTTGGTTTAATTGCCGACAATTATTACGGGGCAGTTATGTTTATAAACTTTTCTCAACCTTTTTGCCAAACTTACAATCCTGATAAATGGATATAACGCTTTCAAATATTGATGCTTCTGCAAAAGTTGATCTCGAAAAGTGGGCTCAAATTACCATTGAAAAATGGCAATGGAATCTCGTAAGCAAGAATCTTGTTTATTCAGGAGATTTATTGAGAAGTTTCACTTCTCAAGTCTATGCTGATGCTGCCGGAGACTCAATGATGATTTCTTTTGCATTCAATTATTATTTGAAAATGCTTGACATGGGAGTTGGCAAAGGAGTTTCATTTGAAGAAACAGGCAGAGAAAGCGGACGCAAAAAATACAAAGTTTACAGTTCAACAACTTACTCTCAAATTATGAGATTACTTGAACTTTTGCAAATTCAATACATGACAATGGGAGCAAATGCCATTGTAAATGAATTTAAACATGGCTCAAATGCAGGAGCTATTTATAAAATTTAATATCAAAAAATTATGGCAAAAACAGCAATTTTTACAAAAGAAGCCAACGGAAAAGTAAAATATGTTAACGGAGATGAACTTCATTATTTAGAAGCTGCTCAAAATGTTATGCAGCATCCTACAAATGAAAATTATATTAAAATTGGTGACGATGACAATAGAAATTCCTCTTCAGGATTCAAATTTGATTGGAATACAATTCTTACCCCTTCTTGTGCGAGTAGAAATGAATTAATTACTGAACTTTAATTGAATTATTTCCGTTCTGAAAATGATCCAAATACTGCTGCAATTTGCAATTTATTTTTAATTTATTTTAAATTGTTTTCTAAAGTGTTGATTGTCAAGTGTAATATTTTTGATAAATTTTAAAAATCTCCTTGATTATTTTAAATTTATTTGATTTTTAATTATTTTTATTTAAACTAATTCTAAATTACCCCTCACTATTGCATTTCTAATTTTAAAGTTTAATCTTTGCAATGCTAAACATTTTAATCAATGGGCATGATGCCCAACAACTCTGTGGGGCTTTTTTATTTTAAAAAAGTTCTTATTTCAAAAATACTTAGGCGGTGTTATACCCCCGTTTATGAATTGTAATGGTTCATAAAAACCCATTGAAGAATGTGTTTAGCAGCGGGAAAGGTAACACCGCCTTCTTGTTACCTGAATTTTAAAATGCTAAACACATGGAAACACAAGTAAAAGTACTTGCAAAAGTAAACAATCAACAGATTGTAGTTATTCAGGACGGAGAAAAAAGAGTGGCAATAAAACCAATTTGCGAAGCACTCGGAATATCGTTTCAAGCTCAAAACGATAAAATAAAAAACCATTACAAATGGAGCTCAGTTGTAAGGCTGAGCATTACAACTGGAGCCGATGGTAAGGAATATAAAATGGTAACTTTACCTTACAAAGACATTTTTGGTTGGTTATATTCTATCGATGCCCGAAATGTAAATCCGGAAAGTTTCGATACTGTCGTAAAGTATCAAGATGAATGTAATAATGTACTCTACAATCATTTTACAGAACTGGAAGAATTTTTAGAATGGAAAGCTGAAAAAACCGCAAAAGCGTTTGAAATTTACATGGATTCAAAAACTAAATACAGTGGAGCACATCGTATAATGAAAGATGCCGAAAATGATTGGAAAAATGCACATTCAAAAACTATTAATGATTATAAAGATGAAAACCGTCAAATGACAATTCCATTTCCTGAAAATAAAAAAATTGAACTTAACCAAGAGGAGGCATAACCATGGCAACAGTAGAATTAAAATATCCAATAGAAACTGAACGTTTTTTTATTGACGAAAATTTAATAAGTTTATTAAA